TTTAACTCTACGTATATCCATACGCTCAGCGGCTACAACCTTTTGAGATATATCGTATACTAATTCTGCATGTTTGTTAATTATATTTACCATATACTCTACAGATTCTTCGTAGTGTTCCATCGCGGCTACGGCAGTAATGATATCTACATTGGCTCGCATAACAATCCCAAGTTTTGATTCAGGTGTAAAATATATTTCTTCACTCATGATGTAATGCCTGTAAGTTTTTCTCTAGATACTCGTGCAGATCATCAAACCTAAGATGACATTCTCTAAGTATTGTTCTTATATATGCTTGAGTGTACTGGTCCGAAAACACTGTTTTAATTTCTTCTTCTGGCAAAGCGGAAAGCTCAGTTAAGAGCCTCCCTTCTTTGTCAAACACTACCTTAAAAGAAATAATGTTACCTTCCATGATTAAATCTCACACACACCAGAGACACAAGCAAGGGTTTGCATTGCTTCAGTGTTGTCATCTTCTTCTTTTAAGTCCCAATCAAAATGCTTAGGTACATTTTTAGAAAGATTATTATATGTCTCTTTGTCTATCTTCTGGTAAGGGGCTTGCTTGTATACATGTTCGGCTTCGGGCAAGAAGCTGATGCCACTAACACTATCAAAGTTTTCCCATATCCACTGGCAGACTGAAAAGAAGTTATTATCATTATAGTAACAAGTCATTGAGGGTTTATGTTCGCACCAATGATCTTGATATATCTTCCAAAGTTTAAGCTGTTCCATAGCCCCCATATCTTCTACAGTAACTGCCTTGGTTGGCGCTTTCTGAGGAAATGAAAAGACCCAGTTAGAGTTATTCATTACATCTTCTTCGTGTGGAAAGCCAGCTTCAATCATTGCCGTAGCCAGCGGGTCTTTCTTGTCAGCACGTACAGTACGAATATAATACTCACTGAATCTAGGATGAATACCGGAAGCACTATCAGTTAACTGAGACACTGTGCCACTAGGTTTAACACAGGTGATAGCAGCAGACTGATTAATACCCAGCTTAGCTGCCCATTCTTTGTTGGTATCAATAGCTACCTGACGTAATTCATCAAGCAGTTTATCTAATCCAAAAGTAGTTCCATTAGTTAGCTTGCAGTCCATGATGCCTGTCATAGAAACACCAAGCAATGCTTCTTCTTCTGTGTTCTTTTTCCAAATATTTCTAAGGTATCGGAAGTTAGTCATTGTTGACTGTAACGTACCTAGAATAGTAGCAAGTTTAACTTTGTACTTTAATGTATCTTCTGTGTCATTAGCGCGTACAATAACTTCAGATAGGTTACAGAATTGATAAGGCCTCAAGATAATTTCAGAACAAGGATTGGTTCCAAACTTATGAGTCGAATCACGCCTTTCGTTACGTGCTGCTACCTTCTGTGCTGCTACACGGCTGAAGATTCCACGCTCGCCAGACTTAGATTCATAGAGTCTCTTCATCTCAGATGAGTAAGTATCAAAGTCAGGCTTTTCAGAATAGACTGCGCTATTGTTTGCTAAAGCTCGCTGCCCATTAGTAAGATACCATTCGCCATTCTTGGCATTAGCCATCCGGTTGTCTGTTACGTTGCTTAAACTAATAAGAGCAGACCTACGTACTCCACCTACTACAACAATGTCAGCTATTTTACAGACCAAATCGTGACACTCAAGAGACGTAAGCTTTCGCCCAGCAGCACTCTTAAACATTTCAACAGAAAAGTTGAATAGGTCAGCAAGAGGCTGCGGTCCAGAAGCTCTACCGCCAAACGTTTTTAGCCTAGCACCCGCAGGACGTACACGAGTTAAGTCACACTTAGGAATCTTTCCTGCGTACAGAAGACTAATTAACTCCCTAAAGGCACTAGCCCATCCAATCTTACTGTCGGCAACTACAATAGTTGTTTCTGTTTCGTGAAACGTGTCTGCAACAACAGGTAACTGGTTAACGTAGTCACGCTCTACGCTGAAGCCTACGCCTGTACCGTTCAATAAAATATACATCAATTCATCAAAGGATCTAGGGCTATCAATAGGCAGATAAGAACAGTTAAATCCAGCCACGTTATCGCGTTCTAAGGCGGGGCCTGCGGTCATCATGCAGCGCATAGAAGGCATAACTTCCATGTTTAAAATAGCCGTATAAATCTCACCCTGTTCTTCAAGAGTCAGTTTGTCTTTCCAAAACTCTACATAGCGCATGACCGTTTCTTCCCAGGTTTCTCTGCGCTGTTCTTCGTCTAGGTAACGAGCGTACCTACTCTTGTGAATGTATTGTTGATACTGGTCCATATCTTTTCTCGTACTCCTCTTTTAAAAACTGTATGTTTCTTATTCTGTATTCAGAATATCTTACTACTAAAGGTTCTTTATTGAACATCTTTTCATCACAATAGTCAGCATACATTAATTGACAAAACAATTCAAACTCAGGGTTCTGCATTTTTCATGTCCTGTTCGTCATCTAGCATTCGAAGCTGCTCGCGCTTAAGACTCTTGAAGTTCTTTTGAGACTTAGTAGGTTTGCCTTTGTGCTTCTTGTTATATTTGTTCCTACGCTCTGTCTTAGAATCGATATAATTGTTATTGTTTTTCATCACTCAGAATCTCTAGGAGCTTCTTCTCGTACCATTCTGCTTTCTTCAGGTCTTCTATCCCGTTTTTGTACGGGAACCTCCATCTGTATTTCAGACTGTTTCCTCTTAAGTACCCGATAAACTCTTCTCTTGTTAGCATGGCTTCTATTCCGTCGATGCACTCAATGTCCCCTTTGTTATAATGAGCAGGATTATTAACTGGGTCTGGCTTTTTCAATGCTTTTTTAACATCGTCTTTGGTTAGCATAAGCTTGTTCCACTCTTCGGGGTTGGCAGAGTCTATTGATTTTTTAGTTCTTTGTTTCATTCTTGTTCCTCAGGATAGTCTGGATTTTCTTCTATTCGACAGGAAGAATCTATCCAATCTTTAGGGATACTATATACGCTGTACCATCTAAAGCCGTTTGATTCTGCCCATTCAGCATGAGACCTTTTAGTACCGTCCTTTCTTCTTGTTGCCCCAGGCATCGGGGCTGAAGGGTCAGCAAATAAGAATACAAGTTCTATGGATTTAGGAAGAGCCTTCTTAACCCATACATACTTATTATGCTCCGCATGGTCCCAAAAGCGGCCTTTAGCTTCAAGATATATAGTCTTGCGTCCAATCTTACGTATAAAATCTGGATGATATGTATGCTCAATAATATATCCAATCGTATCTGAATGGACTTCCCAATCTTTTAAGATGCCAGAATGCAGTTCATATTCCCAGTTAGAATCATAGCCTTTGACTATGTTCTTTTCTACTGGTCTTTTTATTCTTCTTTTTCTTAAGCCTGATTTGATTCTTGGAGCCACGATATATCCTTAATATTTTCCATTGGAATACCCGCATTATAAAGCTTCTTTAGCTTTTGCTTTGCCCATCGATGAGTATAAAAAGTAACACGCCTAGATTTCTTAGCAACAAAATAAGGCGAATCAGGAAGCATCTCTCTAAAGTTATCTTTAGTTATATCGTCGGCATTTTCCGGTGGAACAATTGTTCTTAACCAGTCCACCAAAAGCTTATCGGCTACTTTATTAATTCTTTTTACTTGTTTACGATTCATATATTTCATCAACCTGAGGAGCTTTTACAACTTTTGTAAAGTACACATTACCCTTAGAGTATCTAAATGTCCTTAAACCTTCACCATCGTTAGAGTCTTTATGACACTCAAACTTATGAGGACAATACACACAGTTCTTAGCTATACGCATATTACCTCCTTTACCTTCTGGTATTGGCTCATAGCATAACTCAGGAGGTTTAGAAAGGTCAAGCTTATGCTTAAGATTTTTAATATGATTTGTAATATTAGGCTTATCTAGTTCTTCTGGTTGATAGAAACATAACTCACCTGTCTCTTTGTTTATAACAAGAAAGCCGCCATTGTTTGTGCCTTCTGCATGTTCATAGGCAGTAAGCTGAGCGAGATAGCCGAAAGGATCATCTTCGGTTAAAAGACCTTTGCTGAACTTGCTGAACGAGAAGCCGGAAGCAGATTTAATATCGACTACTTCACCGTCTATCTTACAGTCCATGTGTCCTTTAAGGCCGGAGACTTCTATTTCTTTTTGTTCGTCCGTTACTTTATGACCGGACATTTTGACTAACAAAAGAAGTAATTCTTCTAGAAGATGTCCATAAAGAAATTTAATAAACAAAGAAGGCGCTAGTCGCTTACCTTCTAATTCAGTCTTCTTATCAAACCAAAGCTGTCGCGCTGGCTTTCCTATGTTAGACATTCTTAGATAGAAGCCATCTCTTGTTTCTGGTGTGGACCAAGACTTAATAGATTTTTTAATGGCCTCGCCAAATTCTTCAATAAGCTCATCGGGGATATTTAAAGGTCCGTCATTAAGCTTATCTATTTCTTTATATATATTTTCTACTATCATTTTCTATGCCTTACGAAGCGACACTTACGTGTCTCTGAATTATAATGTAGATACTGAACGCCAAGTTTCTTTTGAAGATCTGTCTTAGAGGATAGTCTACCATCTTTATAGGACTTAACATCAATAATTTTAATGTTACCCTCAGGGTCTATTGCGACGATGTCTGCGGGTCCAGTACAGCCACAGTTCTTAAACACATGGTAGCCTTTATCCCAAAGCCATGTTACAGCGTAATGCTCTGCAAGGTCGCCAGTTCTGTTAGGCTCGTGCTTTAGTCTCATTTAAAAATTCCTCCAGTGTTTTAAGCTCATTTTGTTCAAGCATATAATTTTTATAGTTACCTAAAGTTCCTATTTTATCTTCATTAATAAGATCTTTTTTAGCTGCAAAACCCATACATTTATACTTAGGAAATGAGCCTATCATAAGAATATAGTAATCACAAGCTTTATCCTTTTTATAAA